GCAGAATATCGTTATAACCCGTCTGAGATTACTGGTTTGTTCCGATCTACTGCTGCTGGAACTATTGATCCTTGGCATTATGCTCAGAAGTTCACCTCTTTGCCTACTTTGAATAGTACTTTTATTCAAGATAATCCGCCTCTTGCTCGTAATTTGGCGGTTGGTACTGGTGCTAATGGTCAGCAGCTTCTTTTGGATGCTTTTTTTAATATTAATGCTGCTCGTCCGTTGCCAATGTATTCTGTTCCTGGACTTATTGACCATTTTTAAGGTTGTGGGGTTTACACCCCATAACCCAAAGGATTTATATGTTCGAATTTTTAGAATCTGTTACGCAACCAATTGCTTCTCTTGCTTCTGCTGTTGGAGGTTTTCTCGGTCAACAATCTACTAATGCTACGAATGTGGAATTGGCTAGAGAAAATACTGCTTTTCAGGAGCGTATGAGTAATACTGCATATCAACGTCAAGTAAAGGATCTTGAGGCTGCAGGCCTTAATCCTATGCTTGCTTATATTAAGGGTGGTGGTGCTTCTACTCCTACTGGTTCTGTTGCTCAAGTTCAGAATCCTGCTGCTGCTGCATCTAGTGCAGCAACTTCTGCTGCTGGTATTCATAAGACATTTGCTGAAACTGAGAATGTTGGTGCTGATACTGCCGTTAAGCGTGCTGATATGTGGTTAAAGACTGCGCAGGAGAAGCTTGTTGGAGCTTCTGCTGATCAGTCTCGTGCAATGACCAGTAAGCTTGAAGTTGAAGCTGAGAAGATTGCTAAGGAAATTAAGAATGTTCCTTTAGAAGGCGATCGTTTAATTGCCGCGGCCAAGCAGCTTACTCAAGCTGCTAAGTTGTCTGAGCTTCAACAGGGTACTGAAGTTGAGCGAGCTAAGCAAATGTTATGGCTTAATGTCAAAACTATGCTTGAAGCTGATTTGCTTAATTTGGATAAAGAAGCTATTCTTAAAGCTGAGAATTTTGGTAAAGAGTTTGCTCAATACAAACCCGTTATTGATTCTCTTATTTCTGTTTTCCGTATGTTGTCACGACGTTAAGGAGTTTTTGTGAAATTTATTTCTGCTTATGATAATTTTGAAGCCATGTCTGATAAGACAGGGCTTAAGTGTTTAGATTCGTCTTTAACGCAACAGCAGTTTAAAGAGGAAGCTGATATTAATAATATTGTTGATCGTTTTATGAAAACTGGACATTTACCTGATCCAGTTTCTATGCCTCAATATGTTGATTATGAGGGTATTTTTGATTTTCAATCAGCTATGAACGTAGTACGTCAAGCTGATGAGAACTTTATGCGGATGGACGCAAAAGTTCGTTCTAGATTCCATAACTCTCCTCAGGAGTTTTTGGAATTTTTCGCGGATCCCGCGAATTATGACGAGGCGGTTCGCCTGGGTCTTGCTGTTCCAAGCAAGCCCCAGGAGAGTCCTTCGGCTGCTGAAACTTCTAAGGAAGTTTAAGCTTAAGGCACAGTTCGCTACTTGATGTAACTGTGCCTATTGACACCTTCTTTTGTTTTCTGTTATATTGGAGTCATCATGAAACCTCTACATCGTCACAATGCTAATAAACATCAGTCTGCAAGTACGTTTAAACGCAATATTAAGACCACTAAGCTTGTAAATATTACAGCTGGTCCTATGCGTGGCGGTATCCGTCTATAACGTGTGTACAACGCTTTGGCAACATCCAGAACATGGGCCTATTAAGTGTGGTCAGTGTATTGAGTGTCGTTTGGCTTATTCTAGGGAATGGGCTATTAGGATTACTCATGAGCAACAGATGCATAAGGTGTCTTGTATGCTGAATCTGACTTATGATGATGCTCATTTACCTGAGCATGGTCAGCTGTTTAAAGCCGATTTGCAAAAGTTTTTTAAACGATTGCGTAAAGCTGGTTTTAAGTTTAGATATGTAGCTTCTGGAGAATATGGTGACATTTCGAGACGTCCGCACTTTCATATTGCTTTGTTTGGAGTGGATTTTCACTCTGATCGTGTGTTGTTTGGTCGTTCTGGTAGCGATAGGACTTATATCTCTGAGTCCGTTGCCAGATACTGGTCCGATAAGTTTGGGAATCCTTTGGGAAACCATCTCATCGGTACACTTAATTTCGAGTCTGCAGCATACATTGCCCGATATATCTTGAAAAAGATTAAGGGCTTGCAAAAACCTGATCCTTTGTATGTTGATCCTATTACTGGTGAAGCAGTTTTGCCTAATCCGGAATTTATGTTGATGTCTAAAGGTATTGGTAAATCTTGGTTCCGTGATTATTTCATGTCGGATGTTTATCCGCATGCTTCTGTTATTACCAACCAGGGTTCTAAAGCTCCCGTTCCCCGTTATTACAAAACTTTGTTAAAGGAGGTTGGGTCTGATCTTGCATTGGACATGCAGTTTAGGTCATCGGCCAGAGCCGAATTGGATGTTGAGCGTCAAGCTTATGAGAATCATCCTGACCGTAAGAGCGCACGCTCTTTAGTTTCTTATTCTCGTTCAAGTTTATCAAAACGTTCGTTATAATTTTTTAAAGGTCAAATCATGAATTTATTTGTTGTTTCTGTTAAAGATCGCGCAGCCGATGTTTTTAATCGTCCCTTTTTTGTTCCGCATCGTAATGTTGCTATTAGGGATTTTACTGATGAAGTTAATCGTAGTGCTGTTGATAATCAGCTTAATAAGCACCCTGACGATTTTGATTTGTATTTGTTGGGGGAGTTCAATGACAATACTGGAGAATTTGTTATGGATACCCCTCAAGTTTTAGTCCGTGCTAAGGACGTTATTCAGTCTTCTTGACCCTTGCACCCCTTCGGGGGTGCTTTTTTCTTTTTGGAGAATTTTATGTTTCACAATAAATCAGTTAATGCCCATAATTTTGCTATGGTGCCTCGTTCTGACATTCCTCGTTCTCGTTTTTCTATGCAGAAAACACTTAAAACCACTTTTGATAGTGGTTTGTTAGTTCCTATTATGTGTGAGGAGGTTTTGCCTGGAGACACGTTTAATGTCAATGTTACGATGTTTGGCCGTTTGGCCACCCCTATTTTCCCGGTTATGGATAATCTCCATTTGGACTCATTCTTTTTCTTTGTTCCTAATCGTTTGGTTTGGAACAATTGGGTTAAGTTTATGGGGGAACAGGATAACCCTTCCGATTCTATTTCTTACACTATCCCGCAACAAGTTTCCCCAGCTGGTGGATACGCTATTGGTTCCTTACAAGACTATCTTGGTTTACCGACGGTTGGTCAAGTCGGTAATGGTAATACGGTTTCACATTCGGCACTACCTACACGTGCCTACAATTTAATTTATAACCAGTGGTTTAGAGATGAAAACCTTCAGAATTCCGTTACTGTCGATAAAGGTGACGGACCGGATTCTTCACCTGCTTCTAACTACACAATCCTTCGAAGAGGCAAGCGTCATGATTATTTTACTGGCGCGCTCCCCTGGCCTCAGAAGGGTGGTACTCCTGTAACTATTCCTTTAGGTACTTCTGCACCTGTAGTTTCTAACAATACTGCTCCTTATGTTCGTACTGAGAACGGAGCTTATTCTCAAATTGTTAGAAGTTCAGATTACGGTACTTTGTTCCGCCCTGGTGGTGATCAAAACAGTTTTCTAACTGTTTCTGAGGCAGTTAAGTGGGGAACAGGACCTGGTTCTTCTGCTACTGGTTTAGTAACTGATTTGTCTTCTGCTACTGCAGTTACTATTAATCAACTTCGTCAATCTTTTCAGATTCAAAAGTTGTTAGAGCGTGATGCTCGTGGTGGTACTCGTTATACTGAGATTTTGCGTTCTCATTTTGGTGTTACTTCTCCTGACGCTCGTTTGCAGCGTCCTGAATATTTAGGTGGTGGTACTACTCCTATTAATATTTCTCCCATTGCTCAGACATCTGGTACTGGTCAGACTGGTCAGACTACTCCTCAGGGTAATTTGGCTGCTATGGGTACTTATTTGGCTAAAGGTCATGGTTTTAGCCAGTCTTTTGTTGAGCACGGTTATGTTATTGGTGTTGTTTCTGTTCGTGCTGATTTGACGTACCAGCAAGGTCTGCGTCGTCATTGGTCTCGTTCTACTCGTTATGATTATTATTTTCCTGCGTTTGCGATGCTTGGTGAACAAGCTATTTTGAACAAAGAGATTTATGTTAGGGGTGATTCTAACGATGATAATGTTTTTGGTTATCAAGAACGTTGGGCTGAATATCGTTATAACCCATCTGAGATTACTGGTTTGTTCCGCTCTACTGCTGCTGGTACTATTGATCCTTGGCATTATGCTCAGAAGTTTACTTCGTTGCCTACTTTGAATAGTACGTTTATTCAAGATAATCCGCCTCTCGCTCGTAATTTGGCGGTTGGTTCTGGTGCTAATGGTCAGCAGCTTCTTTTGGATGCTTTTTTTGATATTAATGCTGCTCGTCCGTTGCCTATGTATTCTGTTCCTGGTCTTATCGATCATT